TTTTCAAATAAGGACATCTGTAACATTTAACTCGCCCTCCTCGAATTTACTAAGCATTTCCTAACTACCTTTTTATTTACAAACACTCTACCACATTCTGTACATATCCTTGCTCTCTTCCTATCGTATCTACAATCTATTGTTTGTGTTCCGCATTCACATAATGTTTTCTCAATCTGTATAGCCTTGTTTACATAACTCTTGAAAAGTTCTACATCCCCGTCTAAATACCTCACTATGCCCCTCATGCAGTATTCTAATGCTTTTTCAGTCAACTCTATTCCCCCTTCTATCTAAAGTTGATTTTACACTCTTCTAATAACACCTTCTTGCAATCTTCAACTGTCAAATATCCTTGTTCTATTGATTCTAATAAGTCATACAGTTGATCTAAGAATCTTGTTAATCTTACCTTTCCAAATCCCCACTTGTCATGTAACACTAAACACGCTACTAACGTATAAGCATTGACTGCTTGTTTAATGCTTTCTTCTTTGGTCCTATAGTATATCTCTTTTAATTCTTCAGGGCTGATTCTTTTTTTTGCTAGTTTTCTTCTAGCAGCTTATTCATTTTTCTCCCCCCATTAACTTTATAAATACTCTCTCTAAGTCTTCTTCTAATGATTTTGTTTTTCTTGTTTGTATCCTTAAATTTAATTTTTCTGGCTCTTCTTTTTGTATTATTGGGATATACTTCTCTGCTAAATCTCTCGCAACTCTAGTATCAAAATATTTTAAGTCTCTTTCCCATGTCTCAAACTCTAAAAAACCTTGTTTTTCTACATGTTTTATATCATAGAATATATTAACAAGTTCTGTATTCCTCTTTTCCCCTGTAACTACGCAAATATCATTCATACAATTGAATTCTTTACATCTCCTTATGTCATATTCTTTCACTGCTCTATCGAATTTTTGAACAATGTTTGGGCAATTATATCCTCTTCCTATTTTCTCTCTTTCTTCAATAAACTTCTTGTCCATTTCTCTTACAATTTTGTTTATTGATTCTTTGTCGTCATAAGGTTCGTTAGTTCGTTCAAGTACACAAAATTTTAATACGCTATTATTTATTGAGTTCTTAAAACTTATTGTTTTATCACATTTATAGCAACACCTTGCCCTGCATGGCATTACTATCATTCTTTTCCCTAAATAATAGAACCCTCCTAAAATTCCAACTGTAAATTTTTCTAGTTTTGCAAATAGCCCGCATTGAGTTTTAAACACCATTTTCATTAATTCCGATTGTTTTATACATAGTTCATCTATATCCCTTGACATGGTCTCATCCCCAAATATTCCTCCATTCTCTCTCTGAATTCCTGTACTGATATAGAATATTCTTTTGCAATGCACTCTTCACATAATTTATAGCCTAATATCTTCCCAATACGTTTGTCCCAGCTGTTTAATTCTTTATTGCATCTTTGACATATCATATTTCACCCCTCCATGCTTTATATAGTTTAAAGAAATCATCCGCTCTCATAGTCACTTTCCATTCTTCTCTATTTCTTCTATGTGCTACTATAGGCATTTCTCCTTCTTTGCTATCTCTTATGGATTGTTTCATTGCCTCGTCTATGTTCAATCTCTCTACTCGCTTCACTTCTATATGTATTCCTTCTAGCCCTACTACATCCTTTCCCTCAATTCCTGAATACTGCTGCCCTCTTCTTGCATTTTCAAATCCATGTTTTCTACACAGTGTTGCAAACTCTCTTTCGCCTTGACTACCCTTACGTTTGCTATTTACCATTTAATCACCTTCAATCATCTGTAAAAAATGAAACCTGTCGTACTTGTTCTTTTTCAATTAATTTTTTAATTCTATTGCATATAGAATAATTCTTACATTTTCTCATTTTTGGGTCTTGCATTTCATACTGGTATCTAGCTATAGGTTCATAATATTGGCAACCATTGCAATATTTCACTTAAACCACTTCCTTAGTTTTCTTTTTGGTCGTATAATCACTCTGTCATAGATGTAATATTTCAAAAACTTCCCACTGCTAAGGTTTGTCCTAGATTTCCACATTCGCCATGCTTTAATCATTTTCATCATCCTCAATGTACCATTCACTATTAATTAAAATATCTGCTATTAAATCATCTGTGCAAGTCGTTGATAAATAGCTTAATATAAAATGTAACGGTTGTTTTGTAAAGTTAACATCGTGTTCGGGATTCTTTATAGTAAATAATTTTGCATTACCTTTTTTAGCTTGCATTAATATATACATAAAGCCAACTGGTTTTTTTACTTCTTCCCATTCTTGTTTTAACCACCCATCAAGTTTTAGTGGTTTTACTATGTCGCATCCATCCACTGCATAGCAAACTTCCCCACCTACTGTCATAAATACATTCACCCTTCTGTCACTCTTTAAAACGAATTCTTTTTTTGGATTTTCAGTTAATTCTTTAATCATTTCCCAGGTTTTCACCTTTACCACCCCTTAAACATTTGATTTTCCAATTGTTTTCTATACTGCTCTTTTTTCTGCTTCTTTAGCATCTTCATAGCTTCCATAATACATTGATTGACACTTAATCCTGTTTCTTGTGCTACTTCAACTATTGCATTCATAAGTTCATCCCTAAAATCTTTGTCTCTCATTCTTCTCCCTCCTAGAATGGAATATTATCGTCATCAACTGGCTCAAATCCAGCTGGTATATCAAAATCTGAATCATTTTGCTGATTATCTTTATTTCCCCACTCAAGGAACTCAACATTATTTGCCACTACTTCAGTAACGTATCTTTTAGTACCTTCTTTAGCATCATAGCTTCTTGATTGAATTCTTCCTTGTACTGCTGCTAATCTACCCTTAGCTAAGTAGTTAGCACAATTCTCGGCTAATTTGTTCCATACGACAATGTTTATAAAGTCTGCTGTTGGCTGTCCTTTACTTTCCATTTCTTGCTTTTTATCTTTGGACAAACCTTTGTCAACTGCTAATCTAAAACTGCAAGTAGCAACACCAGATGGTGTATATCTAAGTTCTGGGTCAGCACAAAGGCGACCTATAAGTACCACATTATTCATCTTTACATTCCTCCATTTCTTCTAAGACAATTTTGTTATTTTCTTTATTCCTTTGAATTTTTCTTGGGTAGCAATACCGCCCCTCATATGCCTTTCCTGTTTATTTTTCTCTAGGATGTTGTTGACTTGTTCATATAGCAAACGATTTATCCTTGGCAATCTATCCGTTAAATCTTTATGAGTTGTGGACTTAGATACTCCTATATGTTTAGCTGTTTCTCTTACTGTTGCTTCATTGTTTATGAAGTAAATTGCTGATTCAATTACCCTTTGATTGATATAATCTGCATATCTATTCCCATAAATTCACCCCCTAATTCTTTGAATCTAATCTTTTATTCATATCCATGCTTTCTATTAGTCCAGTAATAGGATTGCTATTCTTTGCTATTTGCTTCATTTCTTGTTTAAAACTATCAGGCAGTAACATATCTCGTTTTTCTCGTTCTGCTATAGTTTCATACATTTTTAGGAACTGCCCTCTTACCACTCCTGGGTTGTCGCTCAGACAAATTTCCTGCCAACTCATGTATTTGACTACTCTTTGTGTTAATGGTGACATACTTGCTAATGCTTCTTCTTCTCTATAAATGCCATAATTTTTTATTGCACTTACTACTTCACCCCATGCTGTTGCTCCGTCTATTTTCTGTTCCTTTGGCATTGTTATTTCTGTTATTTGCTTTCTTATATCTGCTATGGATGGAGGATATATGCTTTCTAAAATGTGTTTCTTTACTGCTACTAGAGCTGGTTTTACATCAACATCTTTTAGACACTCATACCATAATGCAACTGTTGCTTCATCCACTTCTTTCATATTTGGGTAGGCAGCTGCAATTATGCCTAAAAGTTTAATAACCTCTTTCTTTTTCATTCTTCGTCCCCTCTTCCTCTAGGGCTTCACGATACATTTGTTCAAGTTTTGATAAATTCTTATTAGGACTTCTTTTACTTCTGCTTCGTTGCAGCTCTAATGTGTCCCATTGTTTTCTTAACTTTTGTGGACTTCTTATGTTAGCACACCAGAATGTATCATTTTGAGCCCACCTAAAGAGTTCTGCTATTTGTTTAGGTGTACGTTTGTCAAGTCTAATCATATAGTCAATATGTTTAGCCCAACTCTGCAAGCTTTTGACATCATCTTTAGGTACTTTACTGTCCGGTTTTACTCTTAACATTTCACTTATCATGAATCTAGCAAGTTGAATTTCAACACTATCTTCATCAAATTTAATATCAGTTGGTTTATCATCGTCGCTACTTTGTTGCGACATAGTATTATTTTCTTTACTCTCCTTTACTTTACTTTCCTTTACTTTACTTTGTGAGTTTTTGCCAGTAGATACTGATTTGTCCTCGGTTTCTACAGGTAGAAACTCGTCTGTGTTGCCATTTTTACTAGTAACAACTGGCTTTTTGGGTAACTCTGATTTTCTATTGCTGTAAACTGGAGATAAATTATTTACAAAATTATTACTCCAAATTATCCTATGTTCCCACAATTCTCGGTCAATTGCTTCAAGTTCTACTAATAAATCAAGTATTTCTATTGCTGTTTCTTCGTCCACTCGGGTTTTTGCTAGTAGAAACTTCCATGCTGGGGTATTTCTACAGTCGTAATAATGTCCGTCTGTGCTTCCTAGTAGCTCTAATAATTTGAACCAAAACGCATAACCATCATTGCCATATGTTTGCTCTAGTATAAAAATTGTTTTTCCGCTATTCACAAAGTGAGGAAAGTAATCTACTGTTTGTTTTTTAGGCCTTGCCATTATTCACCGCCCCATTCCAGTATCTTTACATCTAAGTCCTTTACACCCCATTCCATTGCTTGTTCATAAGTCTCGCTAAATACATCTATTCTGATATTTTTCTTATCCCTTCTTAAAGCTGCTCCAGTATCTCCTATTTCCACTATTCCATAGTTTGGTATGTATAACTTAGTGCCATAAGGCAATTTCTCTGGATCTGCTGCTGCTAAATGCCTTCCAACTTTTCGACCGATTGAACTTCTACTAGGATTTCCCTGTGCTTGCTGACCATCTCTATTATCTAAAGGACTATAGCTTGTTACTTTGGCTCGTATGGTTCTTAATTCTTCGTTTTCAGCTCTTAATAAATCAATAATGTCTAGCAACCTATTTCTTTGATATTGGCTTGAAGTTAATAGGCTTTTATACTCCTGAAGCTGTCTTGTCAATTTCTCATTTTTCTCTAAAAGCTCGATATTTTGTTTTTTAAACTCGTTAATTTTGGTTTTCATACTTGCTATTACCACTACTAGGACTAATAAATAGAGTATTGTTGTTGCTTGATATTTCCTCATAGGTTTTTCACCCCTTTATATGCGTTTTAAGGCAACTTTTTATATTACATGACTAATTAGTTAAAATCGTTCTACGGGCTTGTGGTGGCTTTAAAACGATATTTATTTTTTGATGTGTTTCTGCTTAACCTCCTAATACGGAAATAAATCCAGTGAAACTTCCAACCCTTTTTCAGCTATCTTTGGTGTAATGCCTGTTACTTCCTCAATCTCTCTTATCATTCGTTCAGAATCTGCATTTATATCAGATAGATGTAATAGTATAATCTCCCTACACTGACTTAAATCATTAGCCTTTAGAAACTTTTTTACATTTTCTAGACTGAAATGGCTTTGTAGTAGTCTTGGTTTCATGGCTTCGTTGATATATCCATCTTTGATGTTTTCATCTAGTGTTTCTTTGATGTAGTTACATTCGATGCATATATATTTCAAACCCTTGAATTTGTATTTGCAATAAAAACTATCAGTAAGTAGTAATATTTTTTCTTTTGTGGGCATATATTGTATTAAGTAGCCAAGGGGTTCCTCTGCATCATGTTCGGTATCAAAAGCTAGGACAAGAAAATCGCCGACTTTAAATTGGTCTCTGCTCTTTATGATATTAAGTCTATAGTGTCTGTCTATGCCAAGTGAATTAGCTGTACCTTTGCTGGTCCATACATCAATACCAGCCTTTAAGACGTCATACACTGCTTTAGAATGGTCTTGATGTTCATGAGATATTAGACAACCTACGACATTGGATATGTTGTAATTTAATCCTTTTAATATCTCTTTCCAGGGAATACCCGCCTCAAAAAGCAGGTTCCCTGTTGGAGTTTCTAAAATATAGCAATTACCTTTACTACTACTTGCTAGGACCTTAAGTTTCATTTAATATCCCGGTCCTTCTTCTAATGTCAATTGCTCGTTTTCTTCTTTTTCTTCTGTTTTGCTTGTAGTTGTATCTTCTGATTCTTCTGTATCAGCTAATTCACCGTCAATAATTTCGCCTGTTTCAAAATCAAGCATTTCAGTATTAGCATTTTCCTCAATTTCTGCTTGTGCTTCAGCCTCTGCAACTTCGCTATCTAATTGTTTAGCAAATTGAGCAACTATGCTAGTATCACTAGAACTGTTAATAACATATTTACAAGCTCGATTAATTACTGTTTTCTTACACATTTCTTCAGTGAACTGTGCGTGTGTTGAATTAGCTTTTATATTGCCTTTTTCGTCTACTGGTCTCATTGCTGACTTCTTCCAAGCTTCTTTAATCTGGTCCATTGTCATTACAGTTGAAACTTCTCTACCATCTTTGTAAAGGATAGTTGCATATGCACCTATGATTTTATCTTTATTGATGTTTTGGAACTTCTGAACATGCTTGATTACTCTTTCTTTACCATGCTTAATCTCATACTCAAATTCGTCACCTTCATAGACAACTGATGCGTATATATCTACAATGTTTGGGTCAACTGTCTTTGCAACGTGCATACTGCCGAAATAAGACCTTTGAAGGACTAACTTGTTGCCATATGCTATGAAGTAACATTGCTTTTTCTCAGGATTAAGCCCTTGAACAACCATGCTGAGTAACGAATTTGCTATACTAGCTTTAGTACATGTTTCTAATACAGGTTTGTTGTTTTTATCTCTTGTTTCCTGAAGTGTTAGCCAAGCACTTTTTAATGCATTTTCTGGTATATAATTTACTGGGAATACTAATTCTCCCTTATCTTCAAAGGCTCGGACTTTTTTAGCCACTTCATCCACTACATTTATTTGTTTTTTGTTTTTACTTTGAGCCACTAATTGGTTGTTTGTAGTCATTTTCACATTCCTCCTTTATTAATCTTCGATATACCATTCACCTTCTAAAATTTCATAAGATGCAATTGGGTTCTTATTATCATCCATTAAACCTTTAAAGGGCTTACTTCTGAAATAAGAAACAATATCACGGTATTTACAATAAATGGTTCTTCCTTCATTAAATGCTTTAATCGCTTCCAGAAAGCTAACTGGTTTTTTCACTTCTTTCCACTCAATTTTTTTGAGTGCATTTATATTATTGAATGGCAGCCCATAACCACCGTCGATTCCAACAAAACTTGCATGTTTGCCACTATAGTTCTTAATGCAATTTGAACTTCTTATCTGGATTTTTAAATAATGCATCCAGCACTTCCAAGATTTGCATCTATTCCACCTCCACACGCAAGGCTTTATCTTCGCCACTTACAATCAAAGAAATAACTTGACTATCTGTATCTGCTAACCTTACAACTGTTTCCCTGTTGTCTATCCATATAGGAGCTGATACGCCATAGAACTGGCATAGTGAATTTATTACATCGATACCAGCATTAATTTTGCCTGCTGAATTAGCATCGTTAAAAGGCACATAACTACCGTTAGTGTTTACAAGTGCTTCGCATGTTTCTGCAATTCCTCCGTTGACCTGTTCGTTAAACATCTTGAATTTCACGAACTCGAATTTGCTGTTTATTCTGTCCTCTAGAAGATTTACTTTCGTTACTACGAATAGGTCTAATAGATATTTGATACCTTCAAGTTCTGCAATCTGCCCTGCAATTCTTTTTTCTCCTGCCTTCAATTCTTCAATCCTAGCTTTTTTCTTTTCTGTTTCTGCTTTGCTGTTTAGAATTGCATTAAGTTCATCAATTCTGGCTTGAAGTTCTGCTTTTCTTTGTAGTAGTTCCTTTGATTTGTCCTCTACTGGCTTTTCTAGTTCTGCTTGTAGTTGTTCAATCTTTTTCATTAACTCCATATATTCTGGATATTGTGAGTAATCTGGTTCTGGACAAGGTGCAAGTATTTTTGCATCTAGTTCGGCTATGGATTTTGTAATTTCATCTAACTTTTCTTGCTTTGCTTTCAGTTCATTTTTAGCTGATTCTAAATCTTTCGTTATTCGTTCTGTACTTTCTTTCAACGCTTTGCCTTGGGCAACATTTTCTTTTATAGCTAATTCAATTTCTTTTAATGCCTTCTCTTTATTTTTGTAAAAGTTTTCTTCCATTTCTTTAAGCTTCTGCTCTATCATTTCATCTGGCAATCTTTGTCCACAGGTAGGGCAAAACTCATTGTCAATGCTCAATTCAAAAGTCTCTTTTTGAATTGCCTTTTTACTGTCATTTAAGGTGTACCATTGTTTCAGCAGTTCCTCTCTCTTTTCTGCATTTGCTGCAAGTGTATTATTGGCAATATTAATAAGCTGTTGTAGATTCCTAATTCCTGATTCAAGAAGCATTTTGCCATTTTCCAATTCTTCTTTTTGGCTTATTAGCTTTTTCTTATCTAAGCCTGTTTTCTGCCTAATCTGTTCTTTGACTTCCTCCAACTGGTTCTTTAAGCGCGCTAGATTCTGATACTTCTGATTAATTTCACTGGCTTTTTGAGTTGCATTGGTTAGTAATAGTTCAATCCCAACTAGAGTATCTTTGCATTGCTTCAATTCTGCCTCTACTGCCTCATAATCTGGTTCAGTTTGTGGTAAGGATAGTAGTAATTCATCAATTCTAGGTGGAATGTCTTGGCGTTCTTTTTCAAGTCTTTTAACCTTATCAGTAACCATTTTCTTTACATCATCTATAGGCCTACCATTTAGAACTTCTCCTAATTTGGATAATTTCTTATCTGATGCAATAACTTGTTCATCAGATATATCCCCACACGTTTCTAAAAGGATTTCTCTTCTTTCCTGCCAAGGTAGTTTAGTGTTGAAATATAGAGGGTTGGTTATAAGTTTGAATTTATTTTCGTTTAATAAACTGTCTATTTTGTTTTTATATTCTCCAGCTTTTACTGGTACATCATCCCACCAATAAGAAGTAGTATGACCTGTTAGTCTTTTCTCAGATTCTCCACGTTTCTTGATCCATTTTTCTTCCTGCATTTTTCTAATTTTCAATGGCTTTCCATCTACTAATAATTCTGCTTCAACTTCAGTTTGTAGGTGGTGTATGTCGTTGCCATATTCGTCCTGTGGCTTGACTGTGAAGTTTGTCCTATCAGTGCTGTCTTTATCAAATAGGAGCCACAAGAACGAATCCATAAGCGTTGTTTTACCTGCTCCGTTGTCGCCATAGACTTTTACATCTTTTCCATAGGCTACAAGTTTGAAGTCCCGTATGCCTTTGAAGTTTTTGATATGTAGCCAATTAAGCCTAATATCCAACTATTCCACCCCCTCATGCTTTATGACAATGGTGTTTAATTGCTTTTTCCATTGCTCAAAAGTAGGTATGAGATAATCTGATACGTTTAACTGTTTTAAAATATAGACCGTTTCCTTATATGCATTTTGCAACACATCTTCTGGGTATTCTTTTTCTGCTTGGATAGACTGATTTTCGATTGGATAGGCTGTATCAACATAGTCTTTAATAAGGTCAGCTACATAGTGCATATAGTGTGGCGTATATTGTGATGCACCTATACTTTTTATTTCATCATTCATTTTTCTAAATAAATCTGCTGACAGCCTAACAAGATAAGGTATTTGAACTGAAGAGATTTGATAAGATTTCACTAATTTCATCCCCCTTGTTTTTTAATAAAACTTTGTTATAATAATGGTGTTAAGTGTTTTTATTTGACCTTTTCAGTTGGTGGCTGGAAGGTCTTTTTTATTACCTCTTTTTTCTTCTGCTCTCTGATATACTCATTGAGTTTTTCTTCTGCTGCCATAAGTTCATATATGGCAATATCTACATAATCTGGGTCAGCATTTTGGAAATTGCGTCTTGCTATTTCTACATCATTGATTAATGCTTTTAATGTGAGGTTTTTCATTTATCTAGCCTCCTTTCTTTCAGAATAAGCTAGATATATTAGACCTAAAATTGCAAAAACAACTGCTGGGAAAAAGTATTTAATAATTTTCAACATTCCATACAATACAACTGCCATATCACTCATATTGTTCACCTCTATAAGCAACTGCTTCTGATACTTCGGCTAAAACTTTTGCAATAATCCCTTTGAGCCTTTGATTTTCCTGCTCTAACTCTTCAATTCTTCTTTCAAGCTTTCTTGCATATAATGGTGAAGTTTTTTCCATTTTTACGCCTTCAAGCTCTGCTATGTAACTTGGATGAAATCTTATAACAGGTAGACCTTTAACGGGTTGCAGTATGCCTGCGTTCCTCCAATTTGTGATAGTAGACACAGTTACCTGCCATCTTTTGGCTAAGTCCTCTTGAGTGAGCAGTTTGTCCAAATTTTTGTCCATAAAATTTCCCCCTTTATATTTTTAACTAAACTTGGCAAGAAGTCTCCCAACTTCTACAAGAAGTCTCCCAACTTCTATAAGTGGTGGGTAGTTGACTTCTCAAATATATCCTCTTCGTGTACACCAAATAGATTTGCTATTGCACGTTGACTAACTTTTCTTGGATAACTCTTTCCTGCTTCCCAAGACCACCAGTTTTTTTGAGTAGTACAACATGCTTTCGCTGCTTCCTGTTGGCTAATTCCTTTTACTATCCTCAATATTTTTATTTTTTTATGATATGGGAGTTCGTTTATTAGTTCATTCCACATATTTTCACCCCTTTTAACTAAACTTGGCAAGAAGTCTCCCAACTTCTATAAGTGGTGGGTAGTTGACTTTTTCGTTCATATTCGTAATTTATTGGTGTTAATTAAATATTACGTTAATTTTACGTTAACGTCAAACCGTAAATTATAGGACTTTAGACCTATATTTTTGATTTATTTACGATTATTCACGTAATTTCTTTGCTAAACTTTGTTTTACTTTGCTTTTTACGCTTTTACGTTGTTTCTTGACAATTCGACGTAAATTACGTATAATGTTTTTGGTAAAAGTCAATAATAAAAAAATAAAAAACAGTGAGGAGGTGTAAAAAATGATTACGAAAGAGGAACTTGGCAAAAGAATTAAAAAAGCTAGGAAAGAAAAATCTTTAAAGATAGGAAAACAATACACTGGACAAATGCTTGCAGATGATATAGGAATTTCTAGGAGCTATTTAGGAGATATTGAAAGCGGCAGGATTTTCCCGAATATAGAACTGCTTAAAAAAATCGCTACTGCTTTAGAAATAGATATTAGTGAATTATTGGGTGGACCTAGTGAACCTTTTATCATAAGAGAAAATGCTGCGGAATATGGCGCAGACGAATTAGAAATAGAATTTGAGAGGTTAAAACCAAAACTAAAGAAATTATCAAAAGAAGAGAGAGATAAATTACTAAAAATAATCAATGCTTATTTGGACAAATAAAAAGAATAGAGCAAAACTCTATTCTTTATACAACTCAAACAATATTTTTGCAATTAATTTTTTCAACCGGATATTCTCTGATTTGACTTTCTCCAACTCTTGCTCTATTCCCTGTTTTGCTTTTTGCTCTGAATGCACTTGCAATTGCATTATCAAGCCCCCCTGACATTCAGAATATTTGTTCTACATTTGACAACATTATATCATAAATAATATAACTAATAGTTATATTTTCGACATTACAAATATTACCTCTGGAAAATAGTTGCATTTTTAGTCATAATATAAATCGGTGATAAAAATATGAAAATGTTACGAAAAAAGATGGGGCTAACACAAGCACAACTAGCAGCACGTATTGGAGTTAGTCAAGTCTATATTAGCAGAATAGAAAATGGGGATATAGATGGTTTGACAATAGGTAAATTATTATCTTTAGCTCACATTCTCCATGTAGAGCCAATAGAGCTATTAGATAAACTTCTAAAGGCAAAGGAAAAAAGAAACAAGGAGGGCAAATATGGATTATAATATCACTTACAGGCAAAAAGATAAATCTATCCAATGTATTATTAGTTATAAAGATATAAATGGCAAATGGAGACAAAAGTCAAAACAAGGTTTTAAAACTCAAAAAGCAGCTAAACCTTGGATTAATAAAACCATTAAGGAATTAGAAGAGCAATTTCAATTTACTGAAGGAATAGATTCGTCACTAGTTGGCATTACTTTTAAAGAATTATGTCAAAATTATATATCGCACAAAGAATTATATAATCAATATAATACTATGAGAAGCTTAAAATTTGCTATAAAAAACTTTAATGAATTAGATGATATGGAAGTAACACAAATAAAAAATCTACACATTCAAAATTGTGTAGATAACATGGTAAAAAAAGGCTTAAAACAAAATACGATTAAAGCTTACCTTAGTATGGTAAAAACCATATTTAATTATGCCATAAATCCTAACAAAATTATAAAAGAAAATCCATGTGATAATATCCTGATACCCGCTAATAGAAAAAGTGATAAAGTAAAAGCACTTACAAAAGCAGAGCTTAATGACCTTTTAAACAAACTTAAAAAACGAAAAAGGCAAAAATACTATATTATATCCTTATTAGCTGGAACTTGCGGGTTAAGATTAGGTGAAATAATGGGATTAACCTGGGCAGATATAGATACTAAGAATAACGTTATAATTGTAAATAAGCAGTGGAAACGATTAGGATTTAAAAAATGGGGTTTTGGTGGAGTTAAACAAAAGAATAGTAATAGAGAGGTACCTGCACCACCTAGCACTATAAAAGAATTGCAGAAATATAAAGCAAACAACCCTACTGACATCCATAATAGAATTATTTTAGATACTAATGTTGCGACATTAAGTACTACATTAAAAAGAAATTATAAGAAGGCAGGATATGACATAACAGTACATGACTTAAGACACACTTACGCAACTACACTAATTTCTAATGGTATTGACTTCAAAACTGCTGCTAAGCTATTAGGCCACGATGTTGAAATGACTATGAGAATATATAGCCATGTAAATGAAGACATGATGGACAAAGCAAGAAATGCAATTAGTTCTATATTTCATAATTAATAATTTTTTTATTTAAATTTTTGACGAATTTTTTGCCGGTCGGGATATAAATGTGTAATTAATGAGGTTTAGAAGACAAATGCGTGTTAATTTTATCTAAATTTTTATTATCGTAAAATACTCGTAAATATTACCATTTACCATTGATATTCCAACGTTAATTTTACTTTTTAAAACTTTTATTGGTATTCGTAATTTCATCGTAATATTAAATATTTTTTGCCGTATTTTTGACGGCAAACACGACAGCTAGGTTAATCCTAGCTTTTTGTTTGTATTTCTTTTTCAATATCATTCCAAACTTCACTCATTTTAGTTGTTTGAAAATATCTCAATATAGTTGACAAAGCTGGAAAATCTTCTTGTTCCTTAGATAGTTTCGATATTTCTGCATTAGTTAATCTACGATTATACTTTTTATATTGCTCTATTAATTTGTTGCCAATTTCATCTTCAATTGCACTCATTATATCATCTACATTTCCAACAGCTATTATATTTTGCTCGTGGAAAGTTAAAAAAATTATAGCATCTTTATCGAGATACAGCTCCTTATAAATAGCCATTTCAATACCCCCTATGAATTATTTTCTTTCCTGATAAATCCCTCTGTAAATAGGACAACCTTATATTGATTATAACAAAAAGTAAAAAAAAGGGGAACAAATCCCCTATGAATTAATATTTTCTCTGATAAACCCCTATTTTGCAATGCTTCTTCTGCCTTTGAATTTCTCTGCTACATCGTCTAATACAACATGGGTGTAAATCTGTGTTGTAGATATATCACTATGGCCCATAAGCTCCTGAAGCTCTCTGATGTTAAAATCGCCGCTCTTGAGAATTTCAGTTGCAAATGAGTGCCTAAGTTTGTGCGGACTAACTTTTTTCTTGTTTAGGCCATCCTGAATAAATATTCCAGCTCTGTCAGATAGCCTGTAACAAACTTCTCTGATATATCTTGTGTCAAGTTGACCTCCTTTAAGTGTACAGAAAAAGTAATCTGATTCTGGTCTAAATTTTAGCCATGCCTTAGCTGCTTCTGCTACATCATCTGTCATAGGAACATATCTATCTTTGTCGTATTTAGAATCTTGGACATAAATTAGACCAGTTTCAAAATTTACATCTGAATAAGCTAATTTGGCAACTTCACCCACTCTCAATCCAGCACCGTACATCATCATCAGCATAGCATAATTCCTGCATCCGGTGGCACATTTTGTGTTAATCTGGTTGAGCATTTTCTTAAATTGGCTTTGAGTGATAAATTTTGGTAATTTTCTAGCCATTTCAATACCCCCTATGAATTATTTTTTTCTTCAATAAACCCCTATGAATTAAAATTTTTTCTGATAAACCCTTGCATCTGCCATTGTCATGTCGTTCTTGGCCCAGTTAAGCCCCTGTCTGATAACTTTTTCGATTTCTTCTATCTGCTCCTGCCTATATCCGTAATCTCGCTGCAAAACTTTGTTTGCAAAGTCCAAAGCGTAATCGACGTAACCGCCCATCGTTTGATTGAAATTTTTCGAATTAACTGTGTTCATTCTCCCACCTCCTATGAATTAAAATTTCTTCTGATAAACCCATGAATCTTTTTGGGTCCTGATAAACCCCGGTCATTTTTGACCGACCTATGAATTAAATAGCGTGCTGATAAACCCATGAATTAAATCTAGCTCTGATAAACCCATGAATTATTTTGAGTGCTGATAAACCCCCCTGATTTTTGGATTTTTTCAGGATTTTGCCCTATTTGGAAGGCTGTTTTTTGGCTATTTTCTGTGGTTTTAGGTGGCCCCTTAAAAGGCCCTACAACGTACGATGTTTCTTGAGCCGACCTAGAATACCTTTAGCCCCGGAAACGTGCCTAAAAAAGCGTTTTAAAGGGTCGTTTTTCCTCCTGCTTGCAACAAAAAAAGAGGCTGAAACATGGTTTCCCATGCTCCAGCCCCGATTGGCTTTCTCAGGCTCCCGATTGAGCCTAGATTTTTTTGATTTTTTGAGAATAGACTTTCACTATCCCCCTTTTTTTGTCTAGCTTCAGAAGTATATCATTTTCCTTCTGAAGCTCCTTTTCAATATCGGCAATTTTTTCTTGTATCTGCTTTTTGATGTCGTTCATAATAATAACCTCCTTTAAGCCACTATGGACTTTATATTAAAGTCGTATTGATATTTGAATATAGCCAGTGCTTCCGCCAATACATGCTCGTTATATGCCGCTCTGCGTTCTATATTGTGCAATGTCCAAAATATGTCCATGCCTTCTTCGTTGACTTCTTCACGTCTATACAACCCCAATTCAGCATCATGACCACTGAAAGGGCTGTATATTATTTCTAGGTCGCCATTTTCTGCTATGGTTTTGCCTTCGCTTGTGCCTAGCAAGTCTTTATTATCATTTATAATTTTCTTTGCTGTTTCTAATAACTTTTCTTTAGCTGCATACAGTGCATCATAATCTAATCTAACAAATACATAAGTATTACCACCTGATAATATTTCTCCTGAATATTCACATCGCCTGATATATTCATACCTATTTGCAATTGCTTCGACCTTCATTTTGTTAACTTTTAGGTCCTTTATTGTTACGTCTATAGCTTCATCATAACCGGAATTCCTGCTTCTTACTGATACTTGCTTACTAGTTACGCCTAATTGCTTTTTAAGCTCCTTTCTAATAGCCGCCGCTTTTTCCTTTACAGTCATATAATTTTTATTCATTGTAAAACCTCCTTTAATTTTCTCTGGAGGTCTGCTATAATAAAAACAAGCAGCCTTCCAGGTTGTTTGTTTCAATTCCTCATAGGTAGTCTAGTAACTGAAAAACAAAAAAACACTGGAACGCACTAGCAAAATGCTAAAATGCGTCCCGGTGACGGTGAGCTATGCTCGTGTCGTGGGAACTAGAAAATATCTGTCGCTTCTCTCTCATCCATTGTAACAGCTATAATCTTTCCATCCCGGAATATATAATAATGTTCTGCTGGATGCCCATACAATCTACCACTGTACCCGGTCCTGAACACTATACCTTCAGGAATAATAGCTACAAGCTGTTCACCATTTCCCATTCTCCCAGCATCTCCCTGAGCAATTATTCCAGTGCTGATAATTTCACCAGGGAATGGGTGAAATTCACGCTTTTTCGTAAATATCGCGTCAAATATATATTTCTTCCTTGGAAATTTCACCTCTTCAGGTACCATATTATTCAATTCTTCTATGATTTGCCTTCCCTCATCTTCTGTATATTTCTCTTTCGGCTCTCTTCCTAAATACTTTTTTACCAAATCTGAAAAATCTGAACGCCAGAGCCAATTTGGTATCCAGTATTCTTCTTTTATGTCGCCTGTATGGGAATTCGAACCCCTGTATCCTATCAAAGTATCGAAAATGCATATACATCTTTCTATAGTTTCTGCATCCTCTACTTGAACCAATTTTGGTCTCCCAGCCTTAGTTGTTCCAATTTCTGCATAATAGATATTCACGTATCCATTTTCCTGCCACTTTTTGTATTCTTCAGGAAGAAGTTGGACTGGCAATATGCCAAGTTTCCTTCCCCTTCCTTCTTCACCTATGATGATAGCAGGAATAGATACTCCTGCGCCTTTCAACATGAAGGTGTCAACTCTAGCACCTTCAAAAACATCTCCACTTTCAATAGTAAAGATTTTCATTTTTTCTTTCATTTAAATCCCTCCTGAAATATTTTTCCTGAGTGGCATATTTGCCAGCAGGTTGAGCGTTAGGGAGGCAAATCCTCCCCGTACGAACTTCCCGCACCTACGAACCTAGCCCTGCTAAATTGGAGCATTAGAGGCGGAGCTATTAGCTCCGCAATATCTCTTCTGCATCATATCCTCTAGTTTTGAGCTCATTGATGAGCTCTTCAACGTCAACCTGCTCGTATCCCTGCGACAGCCATTCTTCTGTTGACTGGCAAATAACGCTGCCCACTTCGTAGTCATCTGCTGTGAAGGTGTAGTCATTCGCCCATTCCCAGCCGTTCTGAATAATAAAGGTGTTGTTTTTGCGGTAGTATTGCATATTCTCCCCTCCCTTTTCCTTTTCTATTTTCCTCCCCTCTGCCTTTCCGGACTTGGGACCGGCTAGCCATTGGCTAGGTGGCATTAGAGGGCTAGGAGAAAAAAACTCCTAGCAATAACGGCAAAACCACCTAAAACCTTCAGCAGTTGCAAACCATGTGATACTAGGTGGTCGCCATACCCATTCAGCGGAACGTTCGGCTATTCCTGTGACAGTGGAAAAATCGCCGCCGCCTTCGTCTTCATACCATATGTCAAGTGCTTCTAAAAATCTATTGATTTTTTCTTCAGTGAAGTCTAGTTCTAATAAGGACTTCCTGAAGAATTTTACTTTATATGGATGTTTTAATATATCTTCTACTTCACCATTTAAAATATAATCTGTCATATAGTTAGTGTTATTTCGCATGTTTGCTTCCCATGCGTAATATTCTAGTAGTTCTCTATCATTCATGCTATTAATTTGAAATTGCCATTTTTTTCTTCCTTCTTTTAAATTCTTAATTAATTCCTCTCTATTTATCATAAAAACACTCCTTTTTATTATTTTTTAACCTTTTCAGGTTGAGCGGAAGGACCTATACAGGTCCCGCCGGGATTCTCGGCTATCTCCCTAGCCCTGCTAAAATGATTTTTCTAGTGCTTTTTCTATTGCTTCGAATATTTCATCATCTTCTACTGTTGTCACTTCAACATATTTTGATGATGAAGTGACAAATTCTAGGTGTTCAACTGTGATGATATTGTTGCTATGGTATCCGCTGAAAGCATAATCTCCTACACATCTTTCAACCACCGCGATGAATGGCACGTAGTCATATGTACCCGTGATACTAAAAACCTCAGTGATTCTATGATGCTCGTGCTCATTTATTTTAGTTATATTGAGAATTTCAATGTTTTTCATGTTCTAACCCCTCCTAAAATATTTTTCCTGCCTAGCAGGTTGAGCGTTAGGCAGGTTTCCCTGCCCGCTGGAATTTCACCAGCCTAGAACCTAGCCCTGCTATTCTTGGAAATACATTTCATATAAATCGTATCCAGCTATTTCCGCCATTTTGGCTGCCTCTTCAAAGGTAATTCTTTCATATCCTCGTTTCAAATGCTCTTCCGGTGTGAGTGGGCAATATGTCCCCATTTCCGCACCTTCTACACAAGTGAGGTCGTTCCCCCACTCCAAACCTTTTTGGACGTGGAGTTCTGACCCTTTCTTCCAGAATTGTAACATTTTTATCCCTCCATTTTTTATTTTTTTCCTGCTTAGCAGGTTGAGCGGAAGGCCTTTCGGCCCGCCGGGGATTCTCCGGCATCTCCCTAGCCCTGCCTATAGTGTATATCCATTTTTTGCGAAAATTTGATACAATTGCTCCCAAGTGAGAGCTATACTGTATTTCTCTTTGATTTTTTCCAATGGGTATGGGTCTCCATACCCGTCGCATTTTTCCTCCAGTTCGCTCCAATAGTATTCATTTATTTCTTTCTCTATTATTTCTTTCTCTATGTTTGTCATTTGATACCCTCCTTTCTCTAGCCCTGCTGTGCTGGTATGTCGTGATATCTTTTTTTGAAATATTTTATAGTTCCCCAGGGTCCACCTTGCTGTCGCTCATTTCACAATAGATTGTTGCTAGAATATCATCAGCTGTTATATTTCTCATTTTATCCCCTCCTATTTATTTCCCCCTCTGCATTTCCACCGGCTTGGGACGGTTGCTCCTTGTAGGAACAGCTGCATTAGTTAGGAGGTTTTTCCCGACTTTTCCCATACGCTCGGCTCTGTCGCTCGTGGACCTGGTCCAGTCGTGGCAACTTCATAGCGTCGTGGCATCTTTCTAGGTACTCGGTCGCGGTATTCAATTGTCAAGGTCCAATTGCTTCTTACTTATATAATACCCTTTTTAATGATTATTATTCATGTTTTTTAGATTTTTCTTCTTGTTTTTGTCAAGCTTATTATATCATAATACCGAAATGATTACAATACTTTTTTTGGAAAAATTCACTTTTTGAATATTTTTTTTTGACTTTTTTAGGATAGAATAATATATAATAGAGTACAGAAAAAAATATAGGAGGTGCGATATTATGATAAGCTATAAGCCTTTAAAAAAATTGCTAGTAGATAACGATATTAAGATGATAGAACTTACTTATGACAAAATTATTACGTCTAATATTTCCGTGAAGCTCAACAACGATAGTGGCTATGTCAATTTATCTACTATTGACAAAATAGGAAACTATTTGAGTCAACGCCTTGGTAGAGCTGTATCTATTCAGGAGCTAGTTAGATTTATTCCAGACGAACCAATTACGACTAACTATGATGATGAACCAGATACCGATTAAAAATCAGATCTGAAATCCTGATCCGTTTATTCGATATGTTATTATATTTGCCTTGCTGTTAGCTCCAGTTGCTGTTGCTATACTTGCAGCAGCTTTTTTATTTGCTCGCTGATGCAGCTAATGCTTATTTATTCTTAGCTGCTGGTGTTGCTTTATATGTTAGTTATGTTATGTTACCTCTTTTTTAGTGGTATGCTATCCCATTTTAAAGTGATTATTAGGCGGTTAGTGGTGATTAAGCGGTGGTTTAGAGTGGTTTTTGATAGTGAAGTGGAGTGTGAAAATTCAGATTCTCCACGCCAGAATAAACCCTATTCCGTATAACATATATGCCCTATTTTTTTTATATGTGCTATACTATTTATTATATATGTTATACTATTTATCATTGCAAAGCTATTGATATTGTAGCGGCAATTTTGCTTATTTTTCGTTGATGAAAAACAATACCGAATTTATGTATTTTAGGTACTATATTTGCAACTTTCCAGCCTTCCCTGCCTCCTGCCCTTTCCCTGCCTCCTGCCCTTTCCCTGCCTCCTGCCCTCCATTATAGAAAAAGTGCGACCCCAGGGGGGCAGCTCGACCTCGCGCCGGACAGTTCCCCCTCACAAAAATAATCCCTCCCACGCGACCCCTTGCAACTCATTTTTATTAAAAAACTTATTCACAATGTTTATCATATGATAAAAAATAATAAAAACGAATCCGAATTGGTGTAAATTAACTAAATTAAAACAAGCTCTAACCCCTAAAATTAGTCATTCTCCATTACGTTAAAATAAGCGTACTCTTTTTCATTCGATACGAAAAGCAAACGAAACAAGTAACGCAAGAAAATGG